TTTGTAACAGACCCAATTACCGGAATAGCAGGCTTAACTTGTTCTACAGGTTTAGCAACTTGTGCTGATTGTGTAGATACAGGTGTTTTCTCCTTAGCCATCTGTTCTCGGGCCATTTCCACCTTTTCAGCGAGTTTGTCAAGAGCTCTGTATTTTCCATAAGGACTCTTATATTTCATTACTTCATCATAGTATTTTTCACTTGTCATCAATATCCTGGTTAAGAGTGGTGAAATATCACTATCGTCTAGGTATGCCCAGACCGCACCTTCTTTGTCATCTTCATCCAATCTCTTAACGAAACTTGGTCCTTCTTTTTTGACAAGTTCATCATACTTGTGCTGTTCAATTTCATCAGGATAACAATTAAGTATTCTCTGACGATTTATCTCAGCAAATTCAGCATCTTGAGAAGACTGATATTCTTCACGAACACGTTTGAGTTCAGCTTCATTTAGGCGCTGATTAACACTATAATCAATTAACTTATTATAATCGTCTTTGAAATCAGCTGGATTTACGGCTTTAAGTTTGGAATTTTCTTCTTCCAATTCCCTAATGCGGTTTTCTAGCTTTTTTCTCTTGGCTTTCTCTCTTTGGAAAGCATAATTCACTTTTTCTTGCTGTGAATATTGAGGAACTTCCTTCTTTTCACTTTCCTTATTTGTATCATCTTTATTTTCAACTTTAGGTTCTTCAACTGGCTTTGTTGCTTCTTCCTTTGGTTTATCTTCAATTTGATCCGATGTTTTGGTTTCAACCATATCACTCTTGCTATCATCGTTACTAGCAGGAGCAGGTGTTTCTTCAACCTTAACTTCTTCAACAGGAGCCACCTGTTCTTCCGTCTTAGTTTCAGAGCCACCCAGATTGTGTTCAGAAATGTACTTAGCAATCTGTTCAGAATTCATCATAAAGTTTGATGTCCTTTGACCGGTGAAATTTATTTGTAAAAGACCCTAACCACCGTTGCTAGGGTCCTCATTCTTAGTATTTATAAAAACTTGAAGCTTATCTGTTTACTTAACTCTTTCAAAAGTTGCAATACAGCTTGTAGGCCAATCTGCGTTATTAATCCAACCAGGACTAGGAACAGGCTTACCAATTAACTTGTCATTAAAGCTTGTACACTTGTATGAGTCAGGTGTAGAAATAGTATCAGCACATTCACCTTCAAAAGCATAAGTCTGTGTCAAGGCTCTGTCACCATACGTCATACTTCCTTCAAAAGATACACTAAGCTTGAATATACACATACATCTTCCAATTGAGAAGAATGGCATATCCATTTCAAGTCCATGTACACCCATACCGATTGGAGTTCCAATTGCATCCCAAGGACCACCATTAGAACAAAGGATAACTTTAAATGGATTGGCTTCACTTAATTTCTGTTCATAGCCCCAAGCTGCTCCAGGAATTGCCCAACTATTGTCAATCCAAGTCTTCTTCGGATATCTTGGTAAGAATTTACCTGTGTTGTTGTCATACTTGTAAGAATGTGACATATCATTGTCATAAATTCTTGTCATATCAATTACAATTGGGTTCTTATCTGCAGCATAGTTTCCATTCCAAGTTCCAACAACAACTGTTCCAGATATACTACCTGCTAAGTGATGTTCTCCATCACCTGTAAAAGTACATCTTAGGAATAAGAAATTAGCTTGTGTGCCTTGTGCAGTCTGATAAATTTGTTTGGAAATTTGACAATCAACCATACTTGGAGTTACACAGTTAACGATACCTTGTATGGAACAAGTATCACAACTCAAGATACCTGTAGAAATCTTACAATTCAAGATACAATCCTTAAATCCATTTTCACCAAGTGTCAAAGTGTGGCTTGGGTCATTGAAAGTACAATTTACAGCATATAACTTGTTAATACTTACATTGGCTCCAAAGGATACAGAAACACAATCCTGCATATTTAAGTAATTGACTGTGTTGTTGTATAAAGTAATTCCAAGTCCAAGTGAACCATTTACACCCAAGGTATCTAAGTTTTGTCCTAATCCAACATTACCAGAACAATTTATAAAGTTAGCTGTGCTGTTTGTAGCAATGAAGTTGTTGAATATTGCATTTTCATAAGTACAATGTTCCCAACCAACTGTACAAGTACTGTCTACTGTTCTTCCCTTAAAATCCAAGGGTTTAGGTGTGTTCTGTGTTACAAGATATAACCACTTAGAAGTAGTAGTCCAATCTTCAATATCAATCACACAGTCATCATCAACTGTAGCTGTTGTGAACAAAGGATTAAACATATACTCTTTCAAGATACACTTGTGGAATACACAGTCATTTCCAATCTTTCCAACAGAGTTAAGTTCACAGTTAGTAAATGTACAACCATCTGTGTTATGAGTGAAGTTTACCTTGAGGTTTTCAAAAGACTTATTGACAGTGTTAATCTGACTATCAATTTCCAAAATAAGATTTGGCTCAAATTTCACACCAGTAGAATTTTCACCCCAACTTGTCTTTACAACATCGCCTTTGATAATGGTCTTATGGTTAAAGTCAGGTGAAGACCAAACATCAAGGTAACTATTTTCATCTGCTACGATAATATTGGCTTCAACATCTGTATCAGCAAATACACGAGTTCTCTTAGCAAAATAAGCTCCATTTAAGTTACCATTGATTTTATACCAAGTTAAGTCTCCATCATTACTTCCAAAGTAAAGTGGATAACCGATACTCATAGCATAAGTATTAGCAATACCTATCTTTGCTGGCATAGTTTGCTCAACATTACTATAAGTGTCTGCACCAAAGACACCAAAGTGTCTTACATCTACACCTGTCATATAATTAAAGTTATTGACAAGTTCCCAACGGCCTGTAGCAATATCTTGGTTTTTAATAATGTTACCGCCATTGTCACTTTCTACAGACTCTGGGTTCCAGACATAACGGACTGGTTCAACATCACCTGGTTTATAATAACCAAGGACTTCAACAATTCTAACACCTGTTCTATCTGCAACAGTATAAGGATTTAAACTTCTTAAATCAGCTACACGGTCTACAGCTTGGATATTTGGACTATCTACACTTATATTGAAAGTATCATACAAGTTATCACAGGAATATACAAATAACCAGTTCTGTTCATCTTCATCGTCTTCCATACGTCCGTGACCAATATACTTTTCAAAGCGGACTGTATAGTCTTTATCAGCAAGGAATACTTGCTGCATAAGTTGTCCCAGTTGGTTAGTGTACATAGGATTCTGTAAAGGAACATTTCCTGTGATATTCCAGATGTTTTCCAATATAGTAGTGTGAAGTTTACAGAACTTAACACGACCTACAAGTGGTTGTCCTTTATCATCTAACCAGGAATTTCGGTTATCAAACTGTCTAGGCATTCTTTACCCCTTACTCTTAATAAAATTGTTAAAATAATTACCAACACCAATATCACTTGTAACCCAGTCACCTACCATATCATCAGTAGCTGGATATAAGTATGAACCATTGTCTGTATTCATCTGTACTAAACCAACATCAGGATTGTAATCTAGACTTCTAATCCAAGATGACTCACCTCCAATTGGTCTTCGTGGTTCATCATCAGTCCAATACTTAACTACTTGTTCTGGTTCATCAATAGTTTCAGCATTGTATTGAGCTTGTAATGGGTCTTCACCCGCCAACATTCTCTGACGAGTGAAGTAATCAATTGCATTCTGATGTTCAAGAGCGGTCTGACGATAAGCCGCATCAGACCAATCTCTGTTAAGAAGCATATTTCTTGTACCATATCCAAAATTAAACTTCATAACTTACTCCAAAGCATCTTTTACAACTTCCATCTTTTCCTTTTCAGCTTCAAGAACTTTTCCTGCTAAGTCAGTCTGTGCCTTGATTGTGTCAATAGCAACATCAGTATCTTGTTTTTCAGCTTCTAACTGAAGTTTTGCTAAGTCAAGGTTGTATTGGTCATTGTGTTTTAACAATTCCAAATCAAGACGTTCTTTAGCATTACTTACTGCTAAGGACAACTGTGCATTTTGCTGTTTCAACTGTTGATTTTCTTGCTGCATAGCTTCAAGTGTCTGCATAGTCTGGTCAAGAGTTGACTGCATCTGATTGAGCTGATGGATAGCAACTGGGTCACTTGGCTGTTCACTAACAAGTTTCATCTGTGTAGACAAGTTAGCAATCAAGTCCTTCTTAACACCTTCAATGAAGTTACTATCAACTGTGTTACACATATGAAGTGCAACAAGTGGCTGCATTTCAGGTGGCATAAGTTGAGCAATAGCATTAAGTTCTTGTCTGTGTTTTAAATTGTTTGTAATTACATCAGGTCCATTTTCAAGAGCAAAAGCTATATCTGAACCACCTGTAAGCATTTCAATAACAATCTTTCCAATAGTTCTTGTAGCTTTGAAAGCATTATCGTAGAACATACTTACATTACTTTCCTTATTGTTCTGTTGGATAAGTATTTCTGTGGCTGTCTTATCTTCATTGCCCAAAACACCTGCCAAAGGAATACCAATAACATCAGCAATTAAGGTTCTTGTATTTTCTATAACTTGTGTTAAATCAGCTGTTTGGAACTGTTCATTGATAACTTGTGGAGGTGTAGCACCTTCATTGAACATAATGACAGAACCATCTTCATCTTCTTTCTTTTTATAATACTGGTCTAAGTTCTGTCCAGCCTTGGTGGACATTATAATATTTGCCTTGATACTTCTATTTGCTCTTTCCATCAAAGTTGAATAAGCAATATTTAAGCCAAGCTGTAAGTTCCAAGTCTTATCTACAATACCAGCATACTTAATTCCATCTGTTTCGTACTTTTCATAACCAGCAAATCTGATAATCGGTATGAACTTGATTGGAAGTTCCAACTTTTCAATAACTTTGTTACCACAAATCTTGTAGTAATCCACAAAGCCACTTTCATTCTTACGATAATAAGAAACAACTTGGATTTTATCTGACAATACAGGCCACTGTTCAATTCCAGTGAAGTTTAACTTCGGAAGAGCATTTGGATAATCATAAGGAATTACATCAGAACCATATAAGCGTTTAGCTTTATTACAGCCAATATAATTTACTATGGCACCTTCTTCTGCGTCAGAGCCGTCAAGCTTATCGCACATAGGGTCAATAGCAACAGAACCTTGACGCTGTACGAATTCTGCTACAATTTTTGGTTCACCTGTTGTTTCATCAAGGTCAGTAGTAATAACAATATAACCAGCTCCACAGATAACAGCTCTGGTTAAAGCCTTTTTGAGTTCAAACTTGATTTCTTCTTGTCCTTCCAACTCATTGATATAAGACTGTAAATCTTCTAGTTGATTTAGTCTGTCATTGAGTTCAATATGCCAAGGTGAATTTGAATAAGGACTTACAATAGCATTACACAAGACACTCCAGTCACTGAAATGTAAGTTGAATTTAGTCTTATTGGTTCTCTTGTACTTCTTAATTACTTCGTCAGTCCAAAAGTTGCCATTGAAACATTCCAAATCACTAACTTGTTTTAAAATATCTGCCGAATATCTGGTTGAAGACTTCGTCAAAAACTCTTGACAGGAATTTATAACTTCATTTTCATCAAAGGTTTCATCTAACATTTAACACCTCTTACATATTTATTCAAAACTTGTTACCACAGTCATCGTCCGAAAAGAACCAAAT